TCATCAACTTCTCTGCAAAGGGTACGTCAAGCTTGAAACCGTTCTGTTGTTGCTCATTAACGATCCAGCCTACACGATGCTCTAGATCAATGGACTGCTCTGAGAAACCTTCCTTGCGTAGCTGTAGTTCAAGCCACTGATGCACACGCTCAGTCAACTCAACATCAGCTATACAATACTCGATCATCTCGTCACTCAGCCCCCCGTCGTAGTCTGTGAAGTCGAGCTTTCCTGTACCGCCAAGTACGCTGCCCCAGTTACGGAGCGAATGACCTCCCTCTGCTGGTGGGTTATAGAGTCTTGAGAGGTAGAGTGTATCAACGACACTGCTAATATCAACATGTACACCCCAAACACGGTCAAGCACACCAACATCGAATCCGATGAGATTATGCCCCACAACTTTTTCAGCTTCATACAAAGTCCTCTGCAAAGTCTCTGGTGTCGTATGTACTTGGATGTTGTTCTTCACCTTCGTAACGGCACACCAGATCGTTGAGTGATCCAAGCTTGTTTCGATGTCCAAGTAACATATATTCATGGTAACGCTCATTCAAATCTTCTAGGTCAGTGTCGTGGTTAAACTTCTGATAAGTCTCCGTCAACTGTTCCTGTTCCAATATCCAATTCCCAATCTTGCTCACGGTAAAACATCTCCTCTATGTCTGCGAGTGTTCGTAGATCAGCTCTGTCGATTACGTCACTGTCATCAAGACTAACAGCTGCACATCGGTTGCACAAGTCTACAAACTCTTGGCTAACAGCGAATCGTCTTGTTGCTTCGTAGTCTGTTAGCTCTACGTCACACGCTATACATCTCACAACATTGTTTCCTTTTTAAATTCTTCTAAAGACAACAACTGATCTTGCTCTAAAGCGTGAAGCTCACCCCATCCCAAGTTAGTTATTGTTTCTTTAGTCAATAGCTTTTCTTTTTTACAGAAACCACCTAAAGAATACTCTGGAAACGTACCTAACATCAACATATAATAATCACATGCTTTATCTTTTTTGTGTAAAGCAGCGATTAGTTTACCTGTTCTATACTTGGTGGCTTTAACATCTACGGTGTACTTACCCACGATTAAATCATGTGTAGGTATTTCTTCAATCTGTATATCAGGCCAAACATTTAGAAGTTTTGCTGCCGCCATTTCTGAAGCCACTCCTTCCAGATCTGTATCGTAGTTTGATTGCGGACCTTTCTTGTTATCTGTTATGCCTTTCTTGCGAGCATTGTTGTATCGCTCTTTAGCAATGTATTCACATACTTTCTGTTCAGTTTCTCCCAAGCACATCTTCATAACGGTTTCTCCTCACGTTCATCACGTTGTGTTAGTCGTCCAGTAGCTTCGTTGTAGAACACCTCACATGCCTTGCCTGTCTTACCAGTGTATCGGTTCTTCAACACACGCAGCACGGTCGTGTTTCTGACAACAGCGTCGTCACTCTGACTGTTACGTTCAGCACCAATGACTGCATCAGAGAGCTGTGCAATCGACGCAGAGCCACGTAACATACCAAGGCTAGTGACAGCACCGTCCTCCAACTGCTTCCCTTCAGGGCGTCGTAGGTGGCTCACAAGGAACATACAAATACCCATCTCCTGTACGAACGTCCTCAGTTTAGTCATAATCATGTCCAAGGCACGTCGTTCATCACCGTTGCTCTGGTCAGACACCAAGATAGAGACGTGATCGAGTACGATGTACCTCACTCCCAAGACCTTGACGAAGTATCTCATACGGCCCAGTACGTTTTCTATCTCGTTACTACCGAAGTGTTCCCATAGATAGACACGGTTCTCATAGTCCATCGTATCGTACACAAGGTCGATGTCCTGATCGTCATACTCACAGTCAGGTAGGTGGATAGGCTTGTTCAGTTCAAGACCAACAAGGCCACGCATGGTACGCTCAGGTGTCTCTTCAAGAAACATCAGACCAAGGTTATCCTCTGACTGTGCCATGATGGAGCTGACAATCTCACGTAGTAGAGTAGACTTACCCAGTCCAGAGCCTGCACAAATAGTAACCAGCTCAGCTGTGCGTATACCGTACAGGTGTTTGTTCAGCCCCTCGAACGGATACTGTACCTTCGCCTTAGTCAGTGGCTTCTTAATCAGATCACGTAGCTCACCAGCACCCACGATACCTTCAGGTGTGTAAGGCTGAGCAGACCAGAATACTTTGGTGTACATCTCCGCCTGATTGTTAACAAGATAATCACACGCATCCTTGTAGCCGTTGACGTGCTTAACAATCCTTGCCTTGTTACCGAACAGATCAGCACACTCCTTGGCTGCCTTCTGTCCCGGCTCGTCAGCATCGAAACAAATAACAATGTTCTCGAAGCTGTTCAGCCAATCATAAAAAAGGCGACAGTCCTTTGCCGCCGACGTTGCACCGTTACGGACACTGACAACGGGATACTTACTACCTGTCATTTGGTGAGCCGCTAACGCATCATACTCACCTTCAACGATAGTCACATACTTACCACCTTCAGGGAACAAGTGTTGACCATACATTCCTGCGTTCTTCCAATCCCCAACGATACTGAACCGCTTGTCAGGGTTACGAACCTTGGCAGCTATCGGCTTTGTTGGATCGTCAGGGTTGTAGTAACCGAATGTTGTAACGTCACCCTGCTTGAGTGCTGCGTACTTCTTCGCCGTCGTTCCTGTAATGAGACGGTCAGTAATCGTACGATACTCCGCTGTGATTAACCGATGTTCTGTCTGACTGAACGATGGCTTTGGCGCATCGCTGATAGATCCTAGCTCTCTCACGTTATCCCTCGTTGCGGCTTTGGTGTACTTGCTACAGTTAAAACAATAACTAGAGCCGTCCTCGTTGTACGATAACGCATCACTGCTACCGCAATCTGAACACGGCTGGTGCGTCTCAGTGAATGCCATAACGTCCAGCTCCCATGTCAGTGTACAGCTCGTCTACTTCATCGTCGTCCATTGCTTCTAACAAGTCAGTAAAGAAACCACCTGCAATATTCATAGCTTCAATGAGCGTCAACGTCTCAAGCTGTCGTTCAACAAGCTCACTTACTTTCTGTTCTTTAGAGATACTCATAGGTTAAATACCTTATAAGATAATATTTTTAAATTAAACTTTTCTGCTTCTGTATAGATTATAAACACACTTCAAATACCTTGTTCAAGTATTTCTTGAATTTTATTTAAAGATCTAAAAGACATAGCAGCCCAGTTAGTCCCCAGTGTTGGTCCTATCTCAAAACCTATGCGATTGTCTTCAATCTCCTCCGAAAAGCTTTGAACGTACAGGAAACCACCGTCACCGTCACAGTAAAGAATCTCATAACTTGGTAGATATTCAGGATACTTTTCAAGCATTTCATAATAGTCAAGCCCCCTGTCTTCTTCATCTTCACGTTGAAAATCTCCAATGATTTTTTCTGTTATATCAGTAACAAGAATCTCTTCCTTAAAAGACATTTGCATATCTAAGAGACGCTGCACAGGTACATTAAATCTCTCAGCCATTGCGTCCCAGTCTTTAGTGTACTTTTCGTTGTTCATTCTTCATGCCTCCAAAGATCTTCTTCCTTGATGTATTCGATGATGTCGTCATAGACTTTGTCGCTGATCATTTCAACAATCTCAACGTCGTACCACTTCACCGATGTTAGCTCTATAAACTTCTCTTCATGGTCATAGTGATAGTCAACTGAAATGTCAACCGTCATGTCTAGATCAAACAGATTACATTCACCCCTCATAAAACCTCACTCGTATGCTTGACAATTCGATAACGTTTACCATTGTCCCGCTTTGTTTGCACGTAATACTTCGCCTCGTCTACGTCGTCCGTTGTAAACACCTGCGACCAAACATCGTCATATAACTCAACTACATATGTTGTATTAATACCGATCATGCCTCACTCCTTTGCGTCTATGAAACGCTGTAGCTTTCCCATCTCTTTTAGTTTCTTCAATGCGTCCCGCTCAATCTTCTGCACGGTTATGCGGTGCAGTCCTAACGCCTTCGCTACTTCTTCCTGCGTCATGTGATAATCTGCGGGGCT